GCACTAATTCGGTGTCATCTCCTACCATGTCATAGGGCACTAAGTGGTCTGCCTCGGTGGCCGGCCTGATTTTGCACCATACGCACACGGGTTTATCGCGTAGGAGTGCGGCTCGACGTGCTCGGTATTTTGGGTTTGCGGTTCGTTTAGGCATAGGGCCTGACGCGCGCTATCGCGCTTGTCCTAGCGCGGCGCGTTGCGCCTTGCTATCGGTTTGCATGGTGTGGCCCGGGTGTCGGGTTTGTGTCGCGTGTTGTGTTTGCATTTGTTTGTTTGTTTAGGTTAGTTGCTAGGTCTAGGGCATAGTGCCCCCGGGCACCAACCCGTCCGTTGGTTAAGCACGGATCACACTTGCCACACGCCGTTTAATGCGCATGGTCTTTACACGCCTGTCTAACGGGCTAACTACGGCCGGTTAGGCCGCGTGGATTTACACCAACACCCGCTAGACACGTGCGGGACGTAACCGTGAGACGGTCCTACCTCAATTGTCTAAAACGGTTCGGACAGTTCCATGCTCTTGCTAGCCACTTCTTTTAACAATTCCTCAATAACCTTCGAGGCCTCAAATTTTGTTAGCGCGCTAACGCTCTCAATCTCTTTGCCTAACGTGTCGGTGCAGAATAGCCGCAACGCCTCATCGTCCGCCAAATTGGCTTTTGTGGCTTGGATTTTAAGCATTTTTAGTTGCGGTGCAGTCACCGGGCCATTACTTGCCATGGCCTTACGTTTGTTTTGTTCCTTTTCCACAATGCGGCGCATAGCCAATTGGTTTTCCTGCTCGGGTGTAGTTGGCCATGGATCCTCGACCGGCTCAATATCTTGCCGGTGTTTAATTTCGTCATGGCTCGCAATCGACTTGTCGATCCCGTAACCCATATAGCCCAAAGCTCGGCCCAAGGCCGAAGTAAATCCCACCATTCGTTCCGCATTACGCGTATATGGTGTGCGGCCCGGTACTTGTTCGGCGGCGGACGCAATCACGGGCACCGCGTCCCGTTCGTCACGCCACACCGTTACCACGCAAATTAAAAACAATTGCTCGCCCACTTGTTCGAGAGTGCATGATGTCTCTTGGATCCGTAGTTGGGGCCAATCTTTTAACGCCAACCGCAACCGGGTGGGAACATCTACGTAGCCGTTTAACTCAAATGCCATTGGTAACCGTCGCTTTCGTTGTGAGTGTTGGTAACGTACCTAACGGGTGTAATTCGGTTTGTGGTGTGTAGTAGGCGTTTGCCCGGTACCAATCACTTGGCCGGTGGTGTTCGGGTTTGAGTGTGTCGGCGTAGTTGGCCCACCCGGCCAACGTTACGTGGTAGTTGAGATAGTCCACGCGGTGCACAATGCCCAACACGTATATGGCGGGTTTGTCAAAATCTCGGGTTATTAAACACCCGTTGGCTAGATCTGTTCCGCGTACTTCGTAGCCGGCTACGTCATATGCGCCGGCCAATTTGGTGTCCGCTTGTAACTCATAGGGGACGCGTAGGTAGCGGGCAAATGCCATTTCGGCGGCGAACCCCACCATGTCGCAACGTTTAATCCACGCCTCGCGGGTGTAGCCGGGTTTGACGTAAGACGTGTTTTTAAGCTCGCCGTGTTGGTGTCGTTTTTCGTAGAAATAGTCCACGAACATACGTAGGTCCCCTACGTCGAGCGGCCCTAGTTCTATGACGGCCTTAGTAACACCCATGGGCCATTTGTTCCAACCGTTGTAGTTCGGCGGTTAGTTCATTTATGCGTTGTTCCAATATGCGTATGCGGACCATGGCCAAAAATGCGCAACGGGCCGTAAACAGATCGTGGGTGTTTTCGTGTAGTTCGTTTATTTTGGCGTACACCAATTGGCCGGTGCCGTGGCAATCTGCCATAAGCTCGCTCATGGCCGGTACGTGGTCCAATTCCACCAACCGCCACCCGATCCGGGCACACCGGCCCAAATTAAAAACCCTATTGCAAAGTTTGTAGCCGGGTCCAATAGATCGTTGCACGTTATGGGGTAGCCGTTGGCGGCGGCCCACCCGGTAGGCCAATGAGTCGAGCGCGCCACCCACGTAGGGCAATGGATTTGTAACAACCCGTAGGAATTGCCGTTGTCGCCCACCGCGTACGGGTTGCACCCGCTCTCTAAACGCATAATTTGGGCCAATTGTGGGGCCTCGGTTGCCGGCCAACCAAACCCCAACGCGTAGCCGGCCCACGCGCCACAATCCCCTATTTGGGGTTGGGGCACCGTGGTAGGGGTTGCGGCTTTTGACGCGTCTAACGGGCTGTAAACGGTGTTTGCGGGCACCATGGTGTTGGTAGGTGCCGCGTCTGGCTGTGGATTAGGGAGTGGGCTAACCCATAGGGAGACGACAAACGCGGCACCCACGAAAATGCTACCGATAAGCGCGTTCATGCCGCGCCGCCGTCCCTCGGTGCCGGGTGTGTTCCCGCGTGTTCTAGTCGAATTGGTACGCCCCATGTTTCCCACCTATTGTTTCGCATTGCTAGTTGGGCTAGCGATATGGTGCCGTTTGGCAACCTAAAAATTTGGACAAGTATTTGGGTTCCGGTGTCCAATTGGCCGGTTAAAACCTCATAGAAAATCAGGTTAGGTTGGTTGGTTTCCGTTTGGTCTGGCACGTCGCTTGCCGCCTTTCGTAGTTGTCGGTTCCACCGTAGTGGGGACGTGTTCGGTAGTGGTGGATTTGCCAAACGCGGCGTGAAATGCGGCCCGTACCCGATCCGGGTTGTTGGCCATACCTAGCGTTATTTCGATATGGAACCAATCGCCGCCGGGTGCGCCGGTAATGGTGGGTTTCATGTATTTAACCCACGCTTGGACGTTGTGGGCCTTGGGTGGTAGTGCGTCCACCCGATCGACACGCCACCCACGGCCGTGGGGTTCGGGGAAATAATCCAATACGCATTGCACACCCAATAGTTCCCAATTGTCTAGGACGGTGTTAAGCCACGTTAGGGCTTTTATTCGGGCATTGGGTACGCCAAGCTTGCGGGCCTCGATACGCCGGTAGGACAAATCCATGGCTACGCCACGTGCGTGGTTTGAGATAATGCCGCGTTTGCCGCCGGTGTCGCTACCGCGTATGTTGCGCATGGCGTAGTGGCCGTTGTTCCATACCGCGCCACCGCTCGTTAGTTCGGCTTGTTTTACCCACTCAATTGTCCCGGCCAATGGTTCCGATACCACCGAATAGCCGGGGACTTTGTAAACGGGCATTACTTGTTTTCGTCTGTCTTTTCCACGAATAGGCAAGCTGTGTTCGGGTTGCCCAAACGGGTACTAATTAAGGCCATTACGGCCGATACCACCGGAATGGACAACGCAATGATTTGTGGGTCCACGTTGTATTTGTGGGCCACGTAACTACCTAACGCAATAACCGCGCCTTTTAGCGTTTGGTCCGCCGTTTGTAATTGTGCGTTTTTATTCATTGCTTAAAATTGGTTGCGGTTCGGGTTCTGGTGGTGCAACAAATTGGCCATTTTCATAGATCCAACCAATAGCAATCGTTAATTCATCTCCGCCTAAATCAAACCAATCGCCAACCAAATTTTGTTGGACCCATTCGTAATTTGCAACGATAATTTCGCTTACCAAATTATCCACAACAAGAGCACAATAATTTTTACTTAAATCGGACATATACCACCCCGTCTGAACCTGATCCGCCTTGGGTTACGGCACCGCCACCACCGCCGCAACCATAATTGGTAGCAGTTGCGTTAGAACCTTGCCCGGCAGATGATCCGCCATTACCGCCGGTGCTATTGCCCGCAGTTCCACCGGTGCCGGCAACTGAACCGCCACCGCCGCCGGCACCAATGTAAACCGTAGAACCGCCAATAAATGTTGCAACGTCTGTTCCGGCACCACCCGCGCCACCGGTATTACCCGAATTGTTGCCACCGACTGCCATCGAACCGCCACCGCCGCCACCGGCAAGATTTGTGACGTAGCCACCCGTGCCGCCATTGTTTGCACCAATAGCAATTAGGGCAGTTCCGCCGGGATAACCGGTTCCGTCGGACGCGGTCGCTATTGAGCCGCCGCCAGATCCTGCACCGTCATAACGTTGCAAATTGCCGGCGGCCCCACCGCCGCCGCCGCCACCGGCGCATAATTGGTTTACTCGACTAAACGAACCACGGTTACCGTCGGCTTGTGATCCGCTTTGTAATGCGCCTTTTGCGCCAACGGTTACGGTTGCGTTTGCGTCCAAATAAATAGTTTGTTGGATAACTGCACCGCCGCCGCCGCCACCCGCGCCTACTTGTTGGTCACTCCTACGGGCACCGCCGCCGCCGCCACCTACCACCATTACGTCAAACAAACCTGATTTGGTTACGGTTAATGTTCCGCTAGTTGTAAATGTTAACAACGTGTAATTAATACCGCCCACGGTAATGCTAGAACTAGTGCCACCCGTCGCTACACCGTAAGAAATCCCACCTGCGGGAAAAAATATTGCGGCGGACGCCGACGTAAAATAAAGCGAGCCGCCTCCCCATTGCGCCAATGCCAAACTACCCGTGGTGGTTACTGTTGCGGTACCGGCCGTAATTGTGCACGTACCTGCACCGATGTTGTGGATCCAAACGCTGTCACCCGCGCTAAATACCGAATTGTTTACGGTAATTGTGGTTGCGCCGGCGGCATTCATTACTACGCGTTTGCCACCGTCTGACGCAAGTAGGACGTAACTAGCGGTTTGGTTGTTTACCGGTACGTTAAACGTCGAATTGAGTGCGGACGCGGTTAAAACGGCACCCGCAACAAATGGGTAGGGAGTCGTTGCCATGTCGTAATCCTAACCCAATACGTTGGTGCTATCTATGACACCGTAGGTAGGATCGTCCAAAATTAGGTAATACACCACGGTGGTGTCGGCCGTGTAGAACGTGAGCGTATGGCCACCGTCCAACGCTATTTCCCCGTCTATACCTTCCACGGATAGCTCGCTGGATATGTCCCCATAGTTCGGGACGGTCACCGTAATTTCTATGGTTTGCCCAATGTCTATCGTTGCTACCACGTCGCGTTGGGCCTCGGTAAGCATGGCCAAATTGGTGGTTAGCGCGGTAAGCCTTGGCAACGGGTACGGTTCCAACAAATAGGTGGCGGCCGTAGCAACCGCGCTCGCGTCATCTAACAACGAGTTAGTGATATCTCGGGTTTGCACGAAATACGTGGTTTGGCTTGCCAAATCTTGTTCGGTGTCGGTGGTGCCGTTTAGGTTGGTGATCGTTGCCCGGTTTACTACT